TTTTCAGGCCAGTTAATATCTGGTGCGGTTGATGTACCCATCGCTTGCACTGCCTTGATGTAATTCATCCAAAATATCAGGCTGGCTTTATCTTCATCGCTGATAATGCCTAACTGTAACTCAGTTTGCCAAAGGCTAATGGTTGTCTGAGCTTCCGTCAGAAGCGCCGCTTTCTGCTGTTCTGCCGCTTCCACGTCTGCCGTATGCTGCGCTTCTGTATCCGTCACCCATTCGCTACCGTTCCACGTATCATATGGCGTGGAAGGTTCAAGCGTGGTGGTATTTTCCGGGTAATCGCCCAGCGATGTGATGACAACAGGCTGCCCTGTTTCCGTACTAAAAACATCCTCACCACGATGATCAACAATGTATTCCCATCCTGATAATTCTGCCGTCCTGCAAATTGCGTAGTTGGCTTTCTCTTTTCCTGTCGCGTCAGTGCATGAAGCGGCAGGAATACCCACGCCAACAGCCAGATACTCCACCGTTGAGAACAGATATTCGCGCGTCACGCTATCGTAATTAAAAACGGTGATATCACCTGCTGCCGTGGCAATGTTTTCTTTGTTTAAAACTGCCTGCGTCATTATGCAGCCCTCACGATGTAGTTAAATGCAACGTTGCGCGGACGAGTTTCTGCCGCAGTTCTTGTAACAGTGCTTGAATCTAAATGGCCCTGCATGTATGGAGTTAATGCAGTACTTACTGTAACCAGCCCATCCGGCCCAGTTCGATTAATTCCAGTGAATGCACCATCCATATAAGTAAACATACCGTTACTACCAAACCCGAAAGACCCAACTATTGGCTGCATTGCGTCAAGCTGAGAGGATATTGGCTGACGTCCACTATCCACGCCTCGACCATCATCCCAGCCACGCAGAAACTCACCGCGAAGATCCGGCAAGCTGCCAGAAGGATAAACCGCAGCCAGCTTCGGATACTTTGATTTATCGAACGCCGCGCCGTTGCATTTAAACCAACCAGATGGCGGAGTTGCCGCAGGCCATGGAAGCGGGAAACCGGCAGGAATATATTTATCAATATCCGCCTCAAGCAGGTATTGCTGATGCGGGTCACTGGCAGCAATATGCGCCGCTACTTGCTGATCAACGTAGGCTTTCACCTGGATTATCTGGTCGTCAACATACTGACGGGTTGCCAGCACTACAGAGGGATCAATTTTAAGCGTTACTGCCTGGGTGCTGCTGACAATCAGAATGACGCGGATCACCTGCACACGCCCGCTACCTTCCTGCAATAACGGCTTATAGGTTTCCGCGCAATTCGCTATGGCGATCATATCGCCGTCACTGTCGTAAAGACCAATCTCACGTATCCACCACCCGCCTACATCCTCTGGGATCACCTGCTCAGCAATAATCTGGTTGGTATTTACCGGATCAATGGTCAGCGTATTGAGCGGCGCGCGGCGCAACTCATGCACAAGCGCAGTTTGTGCAGGGTTTGGCGTCGGCAGTGCGCCGTTGCCATCCCCTACTGCCATCTGAGTAATTTCAACCTGTTCACCCAATGCCGTGGCGTTCGCCAGCTTCGCGGCCCCGACATTGGTTAGCAGGGCATAATATTTAGTTGCCACTTGGTGAGATCTCCACGGTATCTATCAAATGAATTGCACTCCCCACATACTCCGCACCGCCCACAGAAATAGTTTCGGGGAAATAGGGGTACACGGTCAGCGTGTCGCCCAGATAGGCAGACGCGCCAACATAAAAAGGGCCGGTCGTCTGTAAGTGCAGGCTCATGCCCAGCATGTGACGGCTACACGGCTTAACATCAGCAATCAGCCGCTCAAGCTCCTGATAGGTTTCTTCGCTGATGCCTTCATCTTCAACGCCAATATCCAGCGTAAACGTGCCGGGGTCGGTGTTGATTTTCCACCACTCATTAACCCGGATGAAGTACCCGAACGGCTCCACTACGCGGCGCATTGCCCCGGTAGTGCCTTTGTAGCGGTGCAGGTAATACGCATCGGCTATGGCCTTGCGCTTCGTTGTCTGGGGCCAGTTCTCATCCCATCGATCAACGGAGAAAGCCCACGCCAGATAGGGCAGCAGGTCAACCGGGCAGGTATACGGATCCCAGAGCTGGCGCAGCGGTACCCGCACTTCCCCCAGAGAGGCGCAGACGCGGGCGGCTACACGCTCAAGGCGCGTTGAGCTGGGCGGCGTAAGGGTTTTACTCATCGTACCCCCCAACGGTTATGGTGTAGCCGGTGCAGTTTGACGCCTGAGAATCATTAAGCACCATATCCGCGAGCGGCTGCGCCAGCTCCACCCGCTGCACTCCTTCAACGTGCAGCGCGGCATAAATGGCAGACAGTCGGATATCACGCCCCAGACGCCGCTGATCGGCAATATACGCCTGTAACTTCTGCTCAGATGCCTGGCGGACAGGCTCCGACTCCGGCCCCGGATAGATATACAGCGTGGCATCAATCTCATAAGGCACGATCTCCGCCGCCTGGACGGTCACGCGATCGGCAACCGGGCGCACCTCTTCGCCATTCAACGCGCTGGCAACGATATCGATCAGCTCCTGGCTGGCGGTGCCGTCACCCTCGCGGGAAAGCACAGAGATGGTGACGCAGGCAGGTGTTGGACTGACGGCAGACACATCAGCAACACGCCCATCAGCAGACAGACCGAAAAATTCATATGCCGCCGTTGGCCCAGCTACGCTAAGCCCTTCAAATGCCTGCGGGGTACGGACACGCAGATCGGCATCCGACTCCATCACCGCAGGCACAGGCGGTACAACGCTGTCATCTTCCGGCGTGATAGTCAGGCGTTCCACGTTGAAATTTGCCGCCAGCTGATCCAAATCGCTGCCCACGGAGTACGCCACCATGACCGCCCGCGCCGCTTCGTTCACGCGCTGGCGTAGCAATAATTCGCGGTAACAGTTTTCTTCCAGCAGCATGGTGATCGGCTCAGACTCCAGCGAGAGAGTGCGCCTGATAACGTCCTGCTCATCCTCCGGGTAAAGCGCGATAAACGCCTCTTTGCGCTCATTGAACAGTGTTTCAAAGTCCAGCGGCTCCACCACTACCGGAGGCGGTAGTTGTGAAAGGTCGATTGTTCCGCTCATGCCTGCACCTGCCTGCCGATCGTTACGTCCGTGGTAAAGGGTGATTGGGTATCTGTTCGGCTGGCTTTGATGGTGGCAACCATCTGCCCCGCCCCGGTTTCCGTCAGCACAATATTGGTCAGTGAGATACGCGGCTCCCAGAGGAAAAGCGCGCTGTATATCGCGGACATAATGCGAAGGTGCGTTACGGCGTTACCAGGCTGATCAATCAGGTTATTGAGCTGCGAGCCATAAGCGCGGCGCATAATGCGAGAGCCAACCGGCGTTAACAAAATGTCATTGATGGACTGAGAAATATGCTCGTTATCGGTGAGCGCTTCGCCGGTTTCGGCGTTCATCCCGCTATATCTTGCGCTGGTCATTGTGGGCCATCCGTCTGGCTTCCGCCACGTTCTACGCCGCCATGTTTGTGGGTATGCACCACAACGCCATTTGATGTAATGCTGCCACCGCTATGCTCAACATTGCCAGTCATCTTGCCACCCTGTTTCATCTCAAACGTGGAGCATGAGAGCTTTTTAGTGCAGATCACTTCCGGCGTATCGAGGGTGATTGAGGTTGTTGCGGTACAGGTCATTTTGGGGGCAGTCGCGGCGATAGAGTCAGAAGCCTCTACGGTTGCGCTCTTAATACCAGTAGCAGCCAGCGCACCGGTTGCCGGGTCATACAGAACCTTCGCCCCGTCAGGGTGCAAAGTAACATTTGACGTTTCACCGTTATCCGGTGGCTTCACACTATCGCTGTACAAGCTGCCCATGATGACGGCATTTTCCAGATCACCGCATGGAGCAAAAATTAACACCTGCTCGCCCGGTGATGGTGCCCACCATGTAACAGCCGTTCCGGCGCGCAAAGCCGCCCAGCGAATCCAGTCCGTTGTATTCTCTCCCGTTGAGACTCGCGCAACTGGCGGCTCAGCAGCAAGATCAACATCCGTCACCGTACCAATACGGACAAGATTACAGATCAGGCGATAGAGTTCATTCAGGTTCATAAGCTGGCTTGCGTTATTAAATTTACAGCCAGTTTCATGATCCACGCGCGCGCAAGCAACGCGCTGGCGTTGTCAGGAGTTGGTAACAATGGATGGCGGTACCGGCAGACACTGCCAGCTATGACAGTGCCGGGAAAAAACATCGAGCACCGTCACTTTTAACAGTGCTGCAGGAAGGGGTCAGGGTTGCAGAAAACTGACGATAGTATCCGCCAGCCAGTCAAGATCGCTTTCCGTAAAGCCCAGCAATTCACGCGCTGGGTAACGGATGCGGGCACCGGGTGCCACGGTATCAACCTCACCATACTGGTGAACGCTGGCGATCTCGGCGGTATGCCCGGAGTAACCGACCACGGCGGCGCTGGCGGTACCGTATGCCTTGAGAAAGCGAGCGGTGCGCAGGCGGCGGAACATCTTTTCTTTGCGGGTGGTGGTGCGCTTGGTCTGGTTAAGATGGATCTCAATATAGCGCTGAATATCCCGCTTATAGAACGTGCGCAACGCCCCTTTATCAACATCATAACCGGTGATAGCGCGCTGCTCTCCGCGCCCTGTGGTGCGCCAGTTGCTCAGCTCACGCGTTTCATCTTTCCACAGGAATTTAACCCCGCCCTGAGTGCGCAAAATCTTACGGCGGCGCGGTGTATAGCTCTCTCCGCTGGGGTTTTTCTGGCTGTTGATGCGCTGCTGCTGGCG